ATCCTCTAGGCTTTTGGCCTGGACCTATTTCCTCCGGGCAATCTGGAGGTTAGTCGTGATTGACTACAATAGGTATCGAAATCGTTCTTCTCCCCAGCCCAACGGAACTCTCACCAAGTTCTCCAATGGGAGTTCCTCGCGAGATAGCATCGTGCTGCCGCCCGCGTTAAGCGAGCAGTGTTACGATACCGTCACGAGGGATTTCCGGAAACGGCAAGCCGCGGGGGAAATCTTCAACAACGCCTATCTCGATGTCCAAACTAGCTGGATCTTTGGGGAATCTGAGGCTCTGTTCTACAATGTCAAAGATACTGCGGGACAGATCATCTACTCCGAGGGTTATCAGCTAGCCAACTATCGGACCCAGTCTCTCCGCAATGCGGGGAAGCTTGGTGCTCCAACGGTTGTTCTGGATACGAGCGAAGCTGAGCGCAATGCTCAAATCAACGCGCTTGCATCGGTCAATAAAACCGAGTTTGATGCGTCCCTGTTTGCAGCAGAATGGTCCAAGACCAAAAATCTGCTTCGGGACATACTCAACGCGCTTGATGGTGTTGTCTTTGGAGGTGTAAGGGCTCGAACTAGGAAGGCGAGATTTGAAAAGATTCCGCTCTACGACGTTCGTGGCAATCCGGTCCTAAACAGATCGGGTAAGCCAGTCTATCGCTATGCCCATGATAAGGGTTCGACAAAGTTTAGTGGGAGCAATCCCGCAACACGTATGGCGAACGCTTACCTTGTCGGTAGGTATGGTGTGATGCCCTTATTGAAAGATTTAGAGGATGCGGTGAAGGCTCTGGCCGGTACGTTCAACGAGCGGAATACTGCTCGCGGTGCGTCAACCGTCCAGGCCCAGGCGTCTCGCACGGAACGTGTGGACTCTGGGATCTATGGGTCATATGACGTTGTGATAACGTCGACCCGGACCTTCGATGCTCGCTATGGGATCCTTTACGAATCGGATCCTTATACGCGAGCACTGGCAAAACTTGGGCTGACCCGCCCGCTCAGTACGGCCTGGGAATTACTCCCCTGGTCGTTTGTGGCGGATTGGGTGTTCCAAGTTGGTAAGTATCTTGATGCTATCCAGCCAGCCGGATTCACCAAAACTCTTAGTGCTTGGGGAAGCACTCGCGACACG